CAAAAACTGTTGGGGTATCTGAAGGGTAGTTTAATTCTACCCATATAGGGTTTCCATCTGAATCACAAATATTTGTTATTTTTTCTCTTAAGGTAATTTTTTCAGAAGTTCTAATTTGAATAGTTTGATCATTTACATACTTGTTAGAAATAATTTGTTTATCTGTAGATCTTGCACTAGCAGAGTTACTTATAATACCTTTAGCGTGACATGGTACTGTTTTATAAAATGCCCATTCTTTTACTAATGCTCCAGTATCTGAATCTTGTTGATCAAATTGTTTATAAACATCTAATGTCATGGATAGAACACCGTCCATTAAATCAAACATTATAGTATCTCTAATCTTGGCCTTACATAATTTGTAAGAAGTTTGTCTGCATATGCACAACCAGTTCCAGAATATGCTTCTGATGAATATTCAAAGTCCCAGTCAAATGTGGATATATTTTTTAAATATCTGTCTGCCCAAACACGATCTTTTGCAAAGTAGTGGCCCATTAATTGTATACATGCCTGCTCAACATCATCTGGAACTAAATTCCAGCCAAAAATTCCATCAATTTTATATTCAACTGAATCGTTAAATGCTCCAGTAAATCCATAATCATTTACTGTTGGCTGAACCATGCCGTTTGCTGAATATACAGTATTATCTATCGTTGATGATCTATTTACATAAAGACTGTACCCGTCTTCTGAAATTTCTGGAGCATAAATCCAATTATTTATATTTGGAGAAGATAATTTATCTATTACCTTTAAACCATTAATATAAAATCTTGAAAGACTTAAAATTTTAAAAGGTAATTGTAGTCTATCTGATCCATTACCATATACTCTTACCGTTTCATAGTATTGTGAAAAATCTTGTCCAGTATAATTTTCAATTACTTTTCTAGCATACTTTTCTGCCATTCTTAATTCATGATAAGGTTTATAATTTGGATCAGAAGGGTCTGTACCAATATTTAAATCTTCAATAGCTTCTGCAATATTACAGTATGGAATAACTAAATCACAATATGTTGTGTTTGTAGAAGAAACTCCTTGATAGGAGTATTGCCAAACAACTTTTAATTTTTTAGGTCTATTTGCAAGTGCGGTTGGTATATTAAAGTAATATGTTCCAATATTAGTTTCTTCTTTTATTGTTGAAAATGTATATTGTACAGTTGAAGGATCAATATTTGGAATAACTGATGGATCTTTTGTTATATCATAGATAGTGACAGTAACGTTATTATCAGCATCAACTAGTTCTCCATTAAAAAATATTTTAGTATATACTGGAGAATTTGTTCCTACATAAGCCTGTGCCATTTAATAAGGCTAGATTAGTTATAGTACTCCTGAACCTCTGTTGGGGTAGCTAATCTAAAGCCCTCCTCCTTATCAAAAATTTTCTGAGCATCATCTTTGCCCATAGCAACAAATGGGTGCTCTCTTGTAAATGTATGTCCTAGAATATCATATCTAAAATTAGCTCGTGTCATTCTAACAAGGACAGTGTTTTCTGGATCGTTCTTTTTCGGGTCAATTTTTGGAAGAGTGTCTTCTATGGTCTCCATTGATTCCTCATTTATCTTTTTAGTGGTCTGTTCGTATACAGACCAGGTTACGCCTTCTTCAGCCAACGCTGAGATAATGTCTGTTTTATTCTTTAAACCTTCTGTTTCGACTGCAAAATCTTCTGCAATCTTTTTTAGTTCTGATACTTTTAATGTCTCAAATGACATATATTTCTCCTATTTCTACTTAAAACAATTATAGCATTAGTAAATTTAAATGAAAAGCCCCCCAAAAAATTTAATTTTGAGGGGCTTTTAGCGGATCTAAATCCTATAAATTAGGAAGCGACCTTAACGTTCTTTACAACTACCCAGCAATCTGCCTGTTCGATTTGAACGCCAACACGAGTATACATTGTGTACTCAATGGAGTCCTTACGTGGCCAGAAGAAGCGGTATACGGTTACGTCACGCTTAACACCAATAACTACGTTATTTGGGAATGTTAAGTGTACGTCTCCGTGTGAACCTGTTTGTCCTGTGTAGTCTCCAGCCTGTGTCTCAGGAAGCAAAGGAACTTCTACTAGAGGAATTCCAAATGCATATGGAGCCACATAACCTGCTGGTCCACCTAGAGGTGCAACGTCTCCACGGATAATGCTTGAAGCGATATCCTGTGGGTTTACGTTTTGAATGCCTGTTGATGCGCTGTACAAATAATCTTGGATCAAGTTTGAACCTGCAAGGAAGCGAAGGTCGTTACGACGTTGCTTGTACTTACGAGGCATAGCCTTGAGAGCCTTATTAAATGTTTCACGTGAGATGCCTGTTGCGGCACCATTGTCTACTACACGTCCAGCAGCCTTAGCAAGTTTAACTACACCATCAAATGATTTGTATAGTGCGTCTCCTGTATTAGCGGTATTTCCATTGAGAACTACGTCCTCAATATCATTTCCAGCTTGTGTTGCCATCATACGTGCAATATGATCTTCTAGATCAGCACCCTCAATATTGTCTTCTAGAGACTCTGTTGAAAGCTCCCAATCTAGACGAAGTTTCTTTGTTGTTAGAGAAATCTTTGAGAAAGTAACAGCTGCGTTTGAAGCGGTATCATCTGCTTCAGTTGCAAGCTTCATTAACTTCTCACCTACTCCAATGCGATCAATTTCAGTGGTATCGGCTCTCATACGGACTGTACGGGCTACCTTACCAATAACTGTCGCATCGAACATGTAATCCAAGAATCGTGCTGATTGCTCTGGATTTAAAAGACCACCTTTTCCTTCGTTTCCACGATGGATACCAGTGTCTTGAAATGCAGCACCTACCATAGTACCAGTTTGTGTGGTATTAGCAGCTACTGTCTTTTCTAATGTTTCATTGCTCATTATATTGTTTCACCTACCTTATTAGTTAAATAGTTCGTTTACGGAACCGAGGAAAGAACCGTTCCACTTTGATTTGGATTTTGTTACTACTTCCTGTGACCCGCCAAGGTCAGAGGACTTCTTAATTGCAGTCTCAGCTTCGACTGCGTCAACACGCTTTTCGACATTATCGATGGTGTCTTTGATGTTTTGTACTGCCTGTGAAAGTGCGGCATGCTGTTCTGCCAACTCTGAAATTCTAGTATCTACGCTCTTGCTGAATGTCTCTACTGTTTCTTTAATTCCAGAAACTTGAGCAGCATTAGCCTCAGAAGCCTTATTTAGAGTCTCTGAGAAAAAGCCTTTTAGATCGCCTAGCATCTTTGCAAAATCAGGTTCATCAACCTCAACTTCTGATACGTCGGCTGCTTTTTCCAGAACTTCGGCAGAAGCATCTGCTGCTGCATCTGCAGGAGCTTCAGCTGCTACTTCTTCAGCAACAACTGGTGTTTCTTCTACGGCAACAGGAGTTTCTTCAACTGCTGCTACTGTCTCTGTGTTTTCTGACACTTCATTACCTCCTTCTGCGTTTGCCTGTTTTGCGATTATGTTTGTATCAGGCAACGTCAATCTTGATTTCTTGTGTGAATCAAGAATTCTATCTATTTCTTTTGCTTTGTTAACATCATTACTCTCAACCCATCCAATTAGTTCCGCCTGCTTACCTGTAACTGGGGATGTATAAGAAGATTCTGTCGAAATAAAAACAGAGTCAGATTCTTCACAATAAAAAATGTTTTCAGTTTTTGTTTCTGCTGCAATACCTTTAAACATAAGTTGACCATTCATTTTCTGGATAGACAAAATATTACAAAGCTCGTTTGCTGGTGAATCTACAACAGATAATTCCATTAATGCATATTCTTTAATAAAGCGAACTGGTTGACCAGTTGACTTATTAACTTCATTCTCTGAATCAATAATCTTTCCGCCTATTGAAAATCCTTGAAGTGTTCCATCAAGAATTTTTTCCCATGTATCTTGTGCACCTTTTGAAATGTAAGCATCTACATAAACGCCATTATAAAATTCTTTTGTTGCTGGATCATAAAATGTTTCTGGTTTAAATGAAACCATTTTACCAACTGCGGTTGGTCCATGCATTTCACGAATGTTGCCACGGAAGTTTTCAAAAGCTTTGATGCTTGCATCTGATGTTACAACATCGCCAGTTTGATCTAAATTATCTAATGTGGCAAAGCCAGAGACAGTTCGCTTTTCACGATTAACCTTAGTAAAGGGTACGGAAAGGCTGATATTATCGCCATGCGAAGACCACAAAGATTTCTCAATATTCATATGCTTAATTATAAATTTTTATATATAAAAAGGCAAATAATCAGTTGAGTAGGACTACTCAACCTGTCTTCCATCGCCCTGTGTATTTCTAGCTTCTCCAGAAATATCGGGGGAGTTATTTTCTCTTTCTTGATCCCGCCTTCTAGTATTTCCAGCCTGAGCCCTAATTTCTGCCTGTTGCTGTGGCTTTAATTGAACGACTTCATCTCCTCCATCTAAAGGAACTAGGCCCATTCTAATTCTAACCTCATTTGGAGTAATTACCTGCATTCTCAATAATCTTTCATCAATCTTAGACTGAGTATCTGCATCTGTAAGTGCCAATTCGTTAAATTTAATTTCAAGGGCATCTGTCATTTCTTGAATTAATTTATTTAATTTCTTCTCTAAAATATCCTGTGATGGACGGCATACCTGCTCTTTAAATGTTTTATCTGCATCTCGTGCTGAAGCTAAACTGACTCCTTCTGGAGTTCCAATTTTATTTACTGGAACACGATGTGCCATCAAAATTTCATCTCTATTCATTTTACGATATGTATTAAATGATGAATCTTGTGTTCCCGCTTCGATTGGCTCCATCTTAAATTCAGTTTTAGAATCTGAAGTATCTGCAGGTAGCGGTATATACAAAGACCTGTGGTTCTTACCCCTAAGTCCAGTCTGGAAAAATTCAAGCAATTTTCTTTCTGATTGATCTGATAATTTTGCACCTTTAACCGTAATAATATAACGTGGAACTGCTTTATTCTCAAAATAGTCTAGGTTATACTTACCAGCAAACTCATTTCCAGCCATAGCATTTGCTGCAGCTACAATATCTGGGATACCATAGTAATTATTTTGTGGTGTATATTTCTTAATATGAATAATTTCATTAGGTCTATCTAATCCGCCAGCAATTGGATTTTCTGTTTCTTGATCTCCAAAGTTACGGAAGAATACTGCTTTACCATAAAGCAATTGAATAAATCCATCACGAAGACGGCGAACTCGCATTGTCTTTGCAGGGATATGTCCGATATATCCTATTTTACCAGCAGAAGTTCTACCAATTTCTAAATATCCATTTCCTGTTGCTTCTACATCTGTATAAAATTTAATTAATGTTTCTTTAAATGTTTCTTCTTCATTACAGTCTTCAAGCCACGCATGTAAATCTTGACGAAGTCTGTTTAGTTTACGACGTGCTCTTTCTAACTGAACTTCATTTTCTATACCGTCAAGTGCGTCCATTGCTTTTCTTGTTTCAATAAAATCAAAACCTAGTCCTACAATATTTGAAACCTTAGCATTTACTGCTGCATAGTTATATGGAGATATTTCGTAAACACGTGATAGGTACTCTAAATTATATGGTGGTTCGATAAGATCGAACATTGCATATCCAGTGACCGCCTGAGCTAGAAGATTCTGTTGTGTTTCTGTTCCATCAATGCCTGCAAATCTTTTTTGTAAATCTCTATTCATCTTACGGCGGAATGTTGGGCCAAGTCCAGATATCTTAGTTAGGTCATCTCCCTCAACTCTAAATGGATCATTGGTTGTTTCTACAGATAAATTATTAAATTTAGCCCAATCCGCTGCATTGGATATATGTATTGTTTGATCTGTGCTATCGTCTTCTAGTTTCATTTTCTAATCCCGTCCTGCTTTAAGGAGTCTTTATATACTCCTATGTCTAGTGGATCTGGAGTCAGACCCCACTTCAATCTTTGTTGCTGATACTGAAATTCTTCGTCATCAATTTTACGACGGCCTTCCAGAAATATTGGTTGTCCCTCATAAATACCATAAGACCTTACTTCTCTGGCCAAGGCATTAATCCTGTCACGGTTTCCCTTTTTAGATGCAATTGAAAGATAATTTCCTTCATCATCGCCAATCCACCGTCCGTCTGGCATTTCCCAAACGTATATACCAAGGGTGGTCTCATCTTGCTTAAACTTAAAACCAGATCTTTTAATGTTCATAGGTTTTTATTTTACCACCAGTTAGTGCATAAGTCCAGCTTTTTTGTCAATCAAAGTGACAAATTACACGCTCTGGAGAACAATCCAGTCATTATTGTATGCAATAAAGTCGGATTCGGTAAAGGTAATTGTCGGCTCAGATGCCGAAGTTACAGCCCTTCCTGTATATAATTCATAATGAGTTTCTACAATTGGGGCAGTTAATTCTTTTTCATATATGCCAATATTTTTATATAAATTATCAGGACCCCCCGAAACCTCATAATTAAATTGAAGGGTTCCAGAAACGGGGTTTGTAAATACTAAAACT